GGGCTACCAGCATTATTAGGATCGTGAACAAACCAGTATAGAGTTTCTTCCATTCCATCTTCATAAACACCTATGCATACCGCGTCATCACTTATTTCGTTACCATCATAAGAAAGAAAAGTTAATTGAGTATTTCCTTTTGAGTTCTCAACAGCTCCTATCTCAGTCGTTTCTGTAGACCCTAACCTAACATTTAATGCGTCTACATATTCTCCTTCCGGAACCAAGCGTTCATCAACGCTTTTATTCATCCTACCGGCAATAAAATTTGTTCTTATGTTCGCCATATTATTTTATCCACTTATCCTGGCCTCTTAAATTTTGTAAGAGTCTACCCGGATGTATGTTACTTAATCTTAATTTAGCGTTTCTTAGTAAAGAAGATTTATCTTTTCTTGCTCTATTAACTATATATTCTTGAACCCCGAATTTACCATTTAAAATAGAATATTTAATATAAGCATATATAAACTCTTCAAATAATTTATTTACACTTACATTAGAGTCATCACCATTTTCTAATCCATCGGAAACATATTCTAACACTACAAACTCTCCTGCCATTCCTGACATAAAGTTTATTACTCCTGACTTTCTGTTAATACTAAAAGTAGGATTTTGATTTGCAGTTTCAGTATTCAAACCAAAGCGATCGCCAATTCTATAATCAAAATACCATGTACCATCTACGTACCAACCCATTTGATTATTATAAGGACCTGTTCCTAAATATAAATTCTTTTGAGTACCTTGTAACCTTTGTATATCAAAATAAGAATCTTGAGGTTTTAATACGTTTCCATCTATATCAAATAATATTTTACAATCATTATCTTGTAAATATGCTCCACTCCAATTTGTTTGAATGTTTTCTACCATTGGATAAAGCATCCCGTTTTTCTGCAAAGATATTCTTACCCAATTAACAAAATCAGGAGGAAGTACAAATCTTAATTGATCACACACTTCTAATTCTAAAATTTTTATTTCTTTCATGGCATCATAATTTAATTCTTGAATACCACGTTTTGCATGAAAAACAATTTGATAACGATTAATATTATTAATAAGCTCATGATTTCCTTGATACATAAGCATAAAATTATTTACAATATCTTCTAAAGAAACATATTGATATGACCCCCAATTTTTATCTTCAGGTACAATTCCTCCATTTTCATAATATTGATAATCTGTAATGTATGCCATAATTAACTTGTTTCTTGAGTGTCTATATTTTCTTCTGTTCCTCCAAATTGATACACCATTTCTTCTCTAATTTCAATACCTATGTATTGACAAATTTTAGCAACTAAAGTTGGCTCATCAGATTCTGGTAATTCAAACTCTTGAAAGTCAGCAGCTCCAGGGTTAAATTGTGGTTCTCCCCCTACTAAAGCATTCCAAGTCCATCGAGGATCTAATGGGTATCTAATATATTGAGCCTGTATATCTCCAGCCGTTCTAATAGTTGAAGGATAAACTGTAACCGTATCACCTCCTAAAACATAACAAGGATAAGTAGTAGTAGGAGCGGTTAACATAGAATTAGTTAAATAAAATATTTTGCTTTGATTAACTCTTTCTACTTCTCTAATTTTATCAGCTGAATAAATAACATAAGCGTCTCCTATCGTACCGAAAATATCATCACTAAGCTCTACTATCTGAGAAGTTTGAACCCCTGTTACATAAGCCTGAGTTAAGTCAGTAGTGTTAACTACTAAACTGCCAATAGCTGGAGTAGGAGATGAAGCTGGTACTGTAGTCCAACCCGTTTGTGCTGCATCGTCTAACTCATTAGTAGTTATAGCCGTAGAAGTTCCTGTAAATAAAGGGTTGGAATAATAAAATAATTTATTTATTAAATAATAATCTGCAGGCAAAGTAAAAGTATTATTAGGAGCACCTGAAGCTTTTGCTAAAAAAGCTTGAACTGAAAAGCTATCTATAACTTCTTCCAATCCTTTTACAATATTTGCATATTCGGTTCCTGAAACCCTGTTGTTTTCTTTATTTATAAAATGATTATACTGATAAAAATAATCTTCAAACATATCCGTCTGAGCTTGCTTCGCATACAAGTTAAAATCTTGTGGAGATATATACCCATAGTTATTTTTGTTTGCTATAGCTAAGACAGTATTTCTTACGTCATTTATAGATGCTGGCATATTCTTAAAATCTTTTTACAAAGATAATAAAAAAAAAGAGGTCCACATTTTTTGTAGACCTCTCTCTTTTTTTAAACTCAATCTATTAAGAGTCCGCAAACAAGAAGGTCGTTGCCCACTGAATACCAGCTGTACCATCTGATTGTACATAAGGCATTGTCATAGACACGTTAGTCCACTCGCTTTCTAACACTAATTCAGCTGTTTCTTTAAACTGTGTAGAAAAAGCATCAAAATCAGCAGAAGGAGCATCTCCTAAATTAAAAGATAATTTTTGATTACTCCCAGTTCCCGTTCCTCTTTTATAATGAACAGTAACCTGACCATTAGAAGCATTACCTCTAATCATAGTAGCATTATCTACTCTAACTTTTCTATTAGGACCGTCCTCTCTATCTGATAATATAAAAAAGTCGTCACCATTTAAAAGTCCTCCAGCTCTTTCAATAGTCACCGTGTCATCACTAATTACATCAGTTATTTTAAAGAATTGATTAGTTGTTGTATTAACAACCATATCACCTCCTTTAATGTCAGTTAAAAACTCTGCTCCAGTTAATTGTCCCGAAAAAACATTAGCAGCAGCTACTAATCTGTACGCTACTCCTGATCCTTCAAGAACCGCGGTTGCCTCACCACTAATACTTAACGCAGTGTCACTATCTACAGCTGTAACTTTAGCAAAAGTTCTGTCAGAAGCTACAAAAACATAATCTCCCACATTAGCTGTCGAAGTAAATGTTTGAGCTGAATCTGTTAGCTTTCCTGGTACCGCTCCATCTGTAGTAGATGAAACCGCTATAGCTGCTCCCGTTGCAGTGGAGCTGCTATAAATAGGAATCTGTACGCCTACATACTTTGCCATATCTAAGCTATAGCTATTGCAGAGATTGCTTGTGGTGGAGTGTAGTCTGCAACAACATTTGTCCACGATGTCTCCAATGCTTTATCCATAGCGTTTTGAAGAGAATCTCTCATTTCATAATCCGCAGCTCCTACAGTGGCATGTGTAAAAGTAGCTGTATTTCCACTGTTGTAAGTAATTACAGTAGTTAAATCATCTGTTCTTGTAATAGCGATTACATCTGAAACACTAACAAAGAAATTTGTTTGACCTGTAACAGGTACTGATAAAAATTTGTCCATAGTTAAAAATTTTAATGGGTTAATAAAAAGCAAAGATACATAAAAATAAATAACAATTTTAGACCCAGACTCCAACTACTCCAGCAGCTGCTTGAGTATATATTTGCACAGGGTAATATGGCTGCTCATCCGCTCCTTGGATAGCCGGAGGGATAGCTCTCATAATAGTATCTACAAGATCATATA